AATCATTAGTAAAAGTAACGTATGCAATTTTATTAATTCTATTAATTGTATAGTCTGTAAGATTTTTCTTTCTTATATTGTTTACATAAACTCTTACCCATAAGTCATTAAGATCACCACTATTATTATAAACATCAATTGGAAAGTCATTGTACTTTGTATCAACAATATATTGTCTATTAACTAACTGCTTACTATCTTCATAGCCTTTAGTCCAACCAGATGTATATGTAAATGTAGTTCTATCTGTGTACTCTCTTAAAAGACCTACTTCTGTTTTTGCTGTTGTATTTGCGTAAGTAGTTTGATACGTAAATGTATCTTGCAACAAATTAAAATCAAATACAATATCGCCTGTATTTTCTAATGCTCTATATGTTAAAGGAAATCCTAATGTAGTATCATTAGCACCTGATCCTTTTTTGTAAGAGAATAATTTAGTTCCTGCAAAAGTTGAACCTGGATAAGTTGTTGCATCATTAAAGTCATTTCCACTTTGGTCATACAAATCAAACGTTGGTGCTTGGTTAACTGCTGTCTTATCTTGTCCAGCTTTCCATTTAGTTCCAGTATAGTACCATACTTTACCTTTGTAGTCTGTACCGTCTGTAATTAATACTGTTTCGTTTTCTAATGGATCTGTATCTGCTTCATCTACTAAACTAATTTGTCTTACGTTATTATGTGTAATAAATTTAACTTTAAAAATTTTACCTGCAACTCTTGTGTCAGGGTCAGCAGTAAATAGAATTCTCATTCCGTCTGCAACATCTACGCCATCAATGTTATATCCTAACGAACCTTCAATAGTTGAAAATACATCTTTAGTATATGTGTCTAATAAGTGAACATCACCTTTAGCATAAGTTCCGTAATTCCATAACTTTAGCTTTGCACCAAATTCAATAATTGGTCTTGTTGCTCTACCTGTTTGATTAACATCACTAGGTTCGTCATTAATTAATGCTGTTGTTTCTAGTACTGACTTATGGAACCATTTGTTATATCTTGCCCAAGCACTTTTACTAGTTGATGCTCTGTTCTGTACAAGGTAATCTTTGTCCGTTGCCCAGGCGTTAGCATGAGAGAACGGAGCTCTATCAAACTTTTTACTATCAAATAGTATTGCTTCACTAGTGCTTACTGTTCCTGGAACTTCAATATCTTTTTCTGCAATTAATTTAATTTCTTCACCAACACCTTCAACATACCAGTTACCTTCTGCATACTTGTCTGGTGTTACTGTACCTTTAAAATTAACTTTCATACCGTTTGACATTTCGTAACCGTTTGTCATTGAGTATGTTTTCTTACCAACTATTTCTGCTTCTACATCAATAGCTGTATTATCTAAAATATCATAAACTTGTATTAATCCACTTGCATTAATATCATTACCATTTACATAATATAATGTATCAGGTGCAAGTATATCAACTGTAAATTCAATAGTTCCTACATCTGTGCTATGTGTACTATCACTAATACCTACACTATAATTGTAATCTGGATCTAATGTTCTAGCAGTTTTAATTGACATAGGCATACCAGGAGTATTAATCTCAAACTTGTATGTCTGTCCTCTATATAATTTTAAAGTAGGGTTAGGAGTTTGTCCATCAGGTGTAAAAAGATATGATTTATTATCTAAATTGTCTACACTTGTAACTGTGTAAGTACTTGTTAATCCTTTTGCTTGTCCAACAACAGGAATACTTAAAGGTCCATTTTCTAACCAATAGTAATCTCTAAAGTTTGTAAACTTATCCCAATCAATATTAGGGTTCCAAGCATAATACTCTTGGCTAAACAATGTACTATCGTTATCAACAGTACCGTTGAATGCTTTAATTTGATTTTTTAAATCGTTGTAGTCTTTGTAGAACGTTACGTTATCTAAATTGTCTTTAATAACAGTAGCAGGTTCTAATTGATAATTTTCTCTTTGTGTGCTTACATCACTAACGTAAGTATCTGCGGCCTTACGTGCTTTAGCAATTCTTCTACCATAGTAAGAACTGATTTTTTCTGCAACACCTGGATTTAATAATTGATCAAGTGTAGCACTTAAAAACTTTTTATTGTGTGCAGTTCTGAAATATCTTGGAAGGTGCTCGGCACTAGTCCTTACACGGCCAGTGTCGTTAGTGCCAGCCGGTAATGGATATTCGTTTTGATTATCATCATATGCCATTAATAACTACTCCCAGAGCTGTTACTTGAAGAACTTTGAACTGTTGCCGCTGTATAACTAGATCCACTTGCAACACCACTTGTTGATGCAGTTGTTCCTGTAACAATATTACCTGATGCTTTTAACTTACTTGCCGTAATAGCATCTATAATTGCTACATCATCAACTGTTGCTCCACTTACAAAAACTTCATCTGATTCAGATTTAATTTCATAAAGACTTCCAAATACTTGTGAGTCTTGTTTAGGAACAATTACAATGTTTACTAGATCAGGTGCAACTTGCGTCATAACATAAGTAGCCATCTCTGAGAAATGAAAGGTATCACCGAAATCCCAATTTTCTAAAGCAAAGTATTCGTCTATTGCCGCTATTACTCTTGCTTTAATGTCATTATCGTTAACAACCTGATCTGGATTTTTTACAATCTTAATATTAGCTTGTACTTGAGCATCAGCTTTAGATCCAAATAACACTTTATATTTTACTGGATGATAAATTACATCATCACTTATGGACTTAATTTTAGAAATTTCAGAACCATAGTTGTTAAACAAATTATCACTACTTGGTGGTAAAGGTTTAGATGTAATTGTATCATTTAAGTATTTTCTAAACTCTGTATCGTAAGTTCTTGTTAGCAAGTAAGTATCAATAATATTACTTGAACTAGGATCTATTCTGCTGTCATCGTCTGCGGCGTGTACATAATGAAATTTAAGTCCGCTTCTGCCTACGTATGCTTTGTAGTCGGTTGTCAATGATAATGTTCCTGCTGTTGAGCTATACACTTTAAATACATCTTCAACAACTAGATAAAACACTTGTCCATCTGTGTATGAGCTTAATGCTCCAACTAAACTTTCGTTTTGTTTTACTAATACTGCATTTGCGGAATTGTCCATGTATTTGTAATCATCAATTCCATCTGATGTTGTGTATTTTTTAAGGAACACATATTTTGTTAATGCGTTTGTAGTTTCGTCTACTAAAGTAACAAAAGTTTCAGGATCATCTACAACTCCATCTGAATCAGAGTCATAAAAACTTACTTCAACTTTTTTACTATCAACATATCCATCGCCATCTCTAAATTCTTTAGATACTTCCCAAGGATAATTTACTGTAAACGGACTTGTACTATCTGGTTGTGTATTAATACTTAATACATCAATTTTGTCTTTAATAATTTTTCCTGTTTTATTATCAAATATTTTACTTGTACTATCATAATAAAATCTAATTTCTTCGTTACTCTCAAATACATATCTTTGAGCTCTTGAAGTAACTGTGTATTTTTCACCATCAGTTTCAAACAATACTAACCAACTTGCATCTAAGGCTTGGTCTGTAACGTCACCTGTTTTACCTGTACTAAAATCACTTGTAATGTCTAAGTTATTTTCTGTAATCATACGCCATTGTCTTAATGCACTATCATATCTTAAACCAAATGTTTTGTAAGCAAAAATTTGATCAGTAATTTGTGATTGTACATCAGTTAATAACGTTTTACTAAACTTAGGTTTTAATTCTGAAAGAATTGCATCGGACGGAATAATATCATTTAATACAATTGGTCCTGTACCATCTGTATTGTCAGTTCTTCCATCTCCTGTAACACTTACAACTTTAACCCATTTATAACTAATTGCGTTAGAATGGTCTGCGTTTCCAGACATTAACTTATTATTGTCATTAGCCATAAAGTGTTTGCCTGTTGGAGCAGTAAATTTAATTAATGTTCCAGCTTCAATATATTTTAATCCACTACTTGTAAATGTACCTACTTGCATTTTAGTACTGTTAGAATCAACAAACGAACCTGTTGATTGATTTGTTGCAGTAGTTGAACTTGACCATTTAGCACCTAAGTCAGCAACTAACGTTTTAGGAAAGTTAGTCAAATAATAATTTAACATTTGTTTTTGACTTAGAATAGGTGTTATAGTGTTTACAATAACTCCTTGTACATCTGTTTTAGTTGTAAACGTAAATGATGTTTTTTCAGTAAATGAATCTTTATAAACAACACCATCTGCACCGTACAAGTTAGTACTTGAATATTTTCCAGTAGCATCTAGTAAATCATAGTATCTTGAAATACCACTTGATGTTCTGTTTACACTTTTTACTTTAATAATTTCTTGACTTATGCTTAATGGACTAACTTGATAGTCTTCACCAGTAACCATTCTGTTCTGTGTGTAATATGTACTTGGAGCATTAGTTCTAATACTTTCATTACTTTCAGAAATAGTTGCATTGTCAACTGTATATTTTAATTCAAAAGAAAGTGTAATATTTTCTTGGTTACCTGCTTTTGAAGTGTAAGGTATAGTAGCACTAATAGAAACTAAATCTGCAGGAACAATATTATATTGATCATTTATACTTGTTCTGTAATAAACTCTAAATTGTCCTTGCGGTAAGTTACCAAACGTACCATCACTAAAAATTAAATCTACTTTATCTTGTGTTTTACTTAATACACCAAAAATATTTCTAACACTTTTTCTTAAACTGTTATAAACAATATTATTACCTTCAACTGAATCAACTTTTGTCCATTGTTCATCTTCAGCACCAATTGAATTTAATTTGTAAAGCCAAATGTCTGTGTTGTTGATGTTAGTTGCATCAAGGCTAATTGTTTGGTTTGTGCTAGGAGATGCAACGTTGAAAACACCTGTGTCTAACGTACCTTGTCTAAAGTGTACAAAGTATCCTGAGTTAGAACTTCCTGGTCCTCTTCCGTCATCTCTGTATAAGAAACCTAAACTGTTTCCTGGTAGTGGTGCTTCTTCTGATATAACACCATCATTAACATCTGTTGAAACAGCTTGAAACTGCATATTTTTACCGTCAACGTTTTTACTAAAAGTATAAACAGGAACGTCTGTGTTACTTGCATCAAATCTATATTGATATGTTGGAATACCTTCTACAGTATCTTTTTTAATTGGCTTGCCAATAATACTGTTTACTGGTAATGCCGCATTTAAAACTTTCTCAAACTGTTCTCTCCAGTTTGTGTTTGCAGGGTCATTCCATAGAACTGTTTGGTTTGATAAGTTAGTACCATTAGAGTCAACAATGTCCTCTGATGTACTTACACTTTCAAATTTAAGTAATCCGTTTGCTGTTTGGTTACGTTTTGGATTGTATGATAAGAGTCTAGCTAAACGTAAAACTGATTCTCTACGTTCAGCTAACTCTAAAAAGTTTTCTCTAGCATTTAAGTCTACGCGGAAAGCCAAGTTCTGACCTAGGAAAGCTATAAGGTCAATTAGTGCTAGATATTCACTTGATTCAATGTAGTCGTTAAAATCTTCTGGGTAGTTCTGTCTAATATAATTGATCATTGTTCTACGCAAGTTGTCAAAGTCATATGACTTGAACTCTGCGTTTCTAAATGACTGATAGACCTTTTTCCAGTCTTCAGCTAACAATAATCTGTTTTGTCTATTTGTTGACGACATTTGCTTTCCTTAATATTACTATTTATTGTATTCCGTTAAGTGCGTACTTAAAACTGTGCTGACTCTTCATCAAATTTTAGCCTTAAAGTTTCTGAAATATTATAAGGCAAATACTTCAATTCAACATCAATTATAATTCCGCTCTCAAATGAATCTATATCTATTTTGGTAGCAACTATACGTGGATCTGCATTTACAACGTCTGTAACGTTCTTTGCAATAGCTTCTTTCATGCTTTCTGTTAGAGGCTCGTATATTGCGTCCCAAATAATTGTTCCAAATTCAGGATTCATCAACTTCTCACCTTGCTTAATGTGGAAGTGATTTATTAAATCTTGCTTAATAAGTCCTATATCAAACAGCTTATTGCTGTTATTATTAGGATTAACTGTACTTGTACCTTTATAGGCACGATTAGTAGTAGTTGGTTGCTGATTAACTCCTGATGGTACTGTAATTTTTTTATATAAATCTGCCATAACAATATTTACCTATGCTTTAAACTCCTTTTTAAACACATCAGCAGTCTTTGGTGTAGGTAGTGGATTTGTTACAGTTGTAACAACATCTCTATCTGTAAGTGCAATTTTAAATGCTAACGGGTTTAAGTTTTCATGGTGTGTCCATGGTTCCATTTGTGGTGAACGTTGTGATAGGATAGGGTACATTGTGTGGCCAGGGACGCTGTGCGTAGACAGAGCGGACGCGGTAGCGGCCGTAGCCGCCTGCGGTCCATTCATATGGATATTCGGTGCGGTTTCTGTATGGTTGCCTCCGCTGAGTATATCCGTTGCTCCGCCGGCTGTAAACTTATTACCTCCGCCAGTGTTTAAATCAAATGCACTTGTAGTTGTAACTTTAGTACTACCACCTACTAATATATTTGTATCAGCACTTGATTCTATTTGTACTCTACCCTTATTAACTTTAACTCCTGTATATTTTCCTGATGCTTTTAAACTTAAATTAGCACCAGCTTCTATTGTAACGTTTCTATCTGCCGTAAAATTAAAATCATTTTTTGTGTGCATACTGATTGAATCTTCTGCAAATATATCAATCTTGCCATCTGAGGTTAATTCTATCCAAGCAGTTCCTCTGCTGTTACCTATGTAAATTAAATCTTCTGTATT